TTCATCGTCTAATTCAATAATGAATGGGACGAATCCATATGTTAGATACCAGTCAGCACCTGAGTACATCTGTACTGCTAGGTCTGAGTGTTGGAAATAATTAGAGGCAATACGAGTACGTTTGTCAGCAAAGGTACGTGCTCTATCAGATACTTGATTGGCTGCAGAGCAGTTAACCGCTGGAAGCGGAGCCATAACTTCAGATAGGTCACGAGCAACAATGTCAATAAAGTTTGCTACTACGTTAGCATCAACACCTTCTGGAAAGAAGTTAGGATATACCTGAGCAATCTTTCCTTTACGTACGGCAAGTACATCAAGGTTGCGTGCATCACGTTCGTGATTACGGTAACGCAAGGATTCAACCCGTGCCGTTACCTGCTCTATTGTTAATGCCATTGTTGTCCTAACGATTGATTAAAAATTATTTATTTAAATTACGGCGGCGTGCTGCTTCAGCAGTAGGAGTTTGAGTCTTTCCTTTTGCAGAATTTGCCAACGCTTTGTTTTTTGCTGCACGCAATGCTGCTGCTCTTGCTGAATCTGCTGTTGATTTAGGAGCAGAATTAATTTTTACAGTATTATAATTAAATGCACCACTATTGCCTTGCGCTGGAATACGCGCTGGTATGCGAGAATCAGGCTTACCTTTGTTTACAGATGAATCGAATACACGTTTTGTTTTTGCTTTACCAAGTGGACCACCTACTCCTCCACGGGATACGCTAGAAATCATTTGCTCATCTGCTTTAGTAGAGTTTGGTTTATTACCAACTGGCTTAGCAGCAGGCTTTACCTTTACAGAGTTTTTAGCAATTTGCGCTGTCTTAGCGGCAGCAGCCTTAGCCGCTTTCTTTGCTGCTTCTTGCGCTACCTTTTTGGCTGCAAGACGTGCAGCAATTGCTGCCGCTCCCATAACGATTGGTGCTACCATTTTTTACCTTCTTCCCAAATTGCCGCCGCCGCCGCCTAGTGCTCCACCAGTATATGCTGATGCACCTGAGCCAACTGGCTTGTATGGTTGTTTATCCATTTTCATAGATGTTGGTTTAGTTGGAAGAATAATATCTACTCTTCGATTAGAAGACATACCCTTAACGGTTTTGTTAGAAGCAACTGGTTCTTTAATACTTGCTGCTGTAACAGTAAACTTAACCTTAGGATTAGTAACCTTTGATTTCAAGTACTCGGCTGTCGCCTTAGCACGATTCTTTGATAGTGCCATGTTGTCTACACCACCACGTGAATCAGCATGCCCACGTAATGTTACTTGAGAAATACCTTGCTTATTAATTTTTTGTGCAATTCGATTTAACTCATTCTTCTGAGCAGTTGTTAGATTAAACTTATTAGTTCCAAAGTTAACTGATGTGTCTTTAGAAGAACCACCATATGTTGCTTTCTTACTAGCAGCAGAACTTGCTGTTGCTTTTGCTCTTGCTGCATCTGCAGATTTTGCTGCCATGTTTATTCCTTATCCGAAGTTTTCTTGCCATTGCTCTGCAAACATCTCATCGAGATTAACTGCAAGGCGTTGGTTCATCTGAGCACGAGTTGCCCAGCGATTGTTTGCGTACTGCGATGTTCGGCTATTAGATTGCATCAATTCGCGGATGCGAATGATGGCAAACCATAAAGCCATGACGGTATCTGTCTTGCCTCTAGTCTCTGGCTTCCACGTTAGTAGTTGCTGAGTTAAGGCTTTGATACCTTCAGAACCTTCAGATGAAGGTAATTCTAAGATGTTGTTCTTTTGAAACTTTTCTTCGCGGATAGTGCCAAAGAGGTTAGACATTGACGCAACACCAAACGAAGTGTCCCATTTGTTCTTACCTGTGAAGTGAGCATCAAGGCGTACGCCGTATCCAGCAAGCCACCCTCGTAACTCTTCGTCAAGGGAATAGGCTTTTTGGTGGGCGTTGATTTCAACTCGGAACTCTTGCGGCTTATATTTAATAACCAGTTCTTCAATTGCTGCTCTAATCTTCTGTGGTGTAGGTTCTTCCATGTTGACACAATCCAACACATAAATCTTTCCATCTGCCCTGTTGTATGCAACTACAACAAATGCAGCATTACCTGCCATAGCAGGGTCAAATCCAATTACAGTATGTAAACCCTCAACCTGAGGTGGATGTCCAGCAGCACCAGCCTTTAGCGGTCCTCGCTTGCGCATCCCATTGGTCGCTCCTTGCACGAGTGCAGGCGGGAATATGGAGTCTTCTTGGATGTCTTCTTGCTGGTAAACCAAAGCCCATGTTGACGGGGTAACTTCGCTACGTCTCCTAAAGAGTGCTGGACCATCCCATTTGGGAAAGAACCCGTTTTCTTTAGGTGTGTCAGAATCGCCATCCCAGGCAACATCTGACTCAGGCCAGAGCGTGTTCCAATCTTCCGTCTTCTCCGCATAGTCAAGTACGGCAGGCATACCCATATAAGTAAACGGAGTCCTACCACCAGACCAATGCTTAGGATTACGAAGTTCTTTATAAAGGTCATTTGCGGCAATCCGTGTCCCTACAACTAGTAACTTACCATTCTTGCCCAGACGGGTAATAACTTCCTTTTGCAACCAGTTAATCTGCTGTTCCCACTCGTGGGCATTAGCAGTAGTGATGCAGTCGTCAAGAATGATGAGGTCGGCACGGGCACCGTAAATCTGACCGCCCATACCTAGTGCTTGAAGGGTTGGGTCCTTCTCGCTAGAATTACGCGCATCGCCCCCAAGGTAGACAGTATCGGTACGCCAAGTATCAGCGTCTTGTTTCCAACCGCCCTCAGGACCGTAAGCAGTCTGCAGTTTGAGCCAGCGGGGATGTGACAATCGTTGCTTGATAGCATATACGAACTCGCGTGCCTTATTCAATGTCTTCGATACCACGATAATGCGGATGTTAGGATTGAGAGCGATGCGGTAAGTTGGGTAGTTCACAGTAATGACCGTGGACTTAGCGTGCTCAGGTGGCACGTTCACCAGCAGGCGGTTGTTCTCGCCTGGCTCATAAATCATAGAGGGGTGGAGCCAAGAAGGTTCCTTGCCCTCCAGTAGGTCTACCCAGTCTTGATGATGGGGAAAGACCGTCTGGTCAAAAAACATTTTACTAAAATCAGCAAATGGGATAGATTCCTTCTCAACGCCCATAGCATCAAAGGATTGCTTACTACCCTGCTCTTTTGCTTCTTCCAAGGCACGGGCGAACTCAGGGTCACGATTCATCCACTGGCGCACCGTATCTGGTTTCTTACCAGATGCGACCATAGCGGCTTGGACGGATACCCCAGCCTTTACTCTTTCAAGAACCTCGGCCTTGGCTTGGTTAATCTCTTTGACGAGGTGGTGGTCCCCACCCTTTTTAAATCCCTTGTGCGCTGGTGTTGCCACGTTTATCTCCTTTGTGGCAGAGTCCCCCCGCCCTACAGTCAGTAGTTTGTACAGTATGCTGTAACAGAGTGAAGAACTCAATAAAAAGAGTTCTGAACTATTTTACTCTCTATATATATATAATCCGTTCAAACAGGTAAAACGAACGTTTTATTCTAAAGTATTTATATAAGTGCTGGTCAGACTGTAATATACCCCCTGTAACTATATACAGAAATATTTTTAGGTAGAGATACTACTATGTAGTGGCTGGCAGATTAATAAACCTAGGGTCTGATAGAACTAGACCCTGTAGTTTATTAATTGCTCCCGCATATCTGTTAGCGTTACAGACTATTGGCTGGTGTCTGTTACTGTAGACTGTCTGCCTACCTATCCTAGGGGGTATGTATCTATCCTATATAAATAGATATACCCTAGCATCTGAGCCTGTATCCTACGCTGTCACAGTTGCTCTGGTCTTACCAGTCCAGCCACATACTCGTGTGCTGCGTCCAAAGACGCTGCGTCCACGCGTCTCAGTTCGTCTGCATCGGCTTGGTCTGCCCTCGCTTCATGCGCGAGAGGCATGGTGAATGCGTCCCCAGACTGCCACCGCATCATGCCTTTCATGAGCGGGCGCGAGTCATCACACTTGCCATTGCATAGGGGCTGAGAGCACCGCCTGCGCTGGTATCCCCGTCTCATGTCGGCTCATCCCGCCATGCTGGTTCTGCCCATCTGAATGACATGTCGCGTCATGACTGCCTAAACGCTGTCTCTATGTGTCGTAGGCACAGAAGATGCAGGACGCAATCTGGCAGAGAACCTGCTAGGGAGTCAACCCCCCCGCGCCCAAAAGCGGCGCGTTGGGGTCGGCAGCAAAAACGGCTGCCTTGACTCTCCTGCAGAACCCCTGCCCGATGCAGCCCTGCTCATCTGAGCACTACAACTACAAAGAGAAAGCAGGCAATCATGTCACAACATGAAAAGTCATTTGATGGCGCAGAACTAGCGCATGTCGAGACTCGCACCGCCAAGAGCGGGAACACCTACGCAAACGGTATCCTTATCCTACGCGATGAGAACGGCAAGTATGAAGCCTCACTCCGTTTCCGCTCATTCAACGCAGTAGATGCGCTGTCTGGTCTGGAGAAGCAGTACTTCACCAAGCACTCTCCTAGCGCAGAAGCATCAGGCGGAGACCTTCACTTCGATGCAGGCGAAAGCACTGAGACACGCGAACGCACAGTCGCTAAAGCGACTGCACGCCCACGAGTCAATGTGTCTGGCTGGTTCAAGACCAGCAAGGTAGGCGAGAAATGGGATACAGTCTTCATGCTAGAGTCTGTATCTATTTGATAGATAGAAAAAACCCCCTAGAAATAGGGGGTTTTTTTCTGTCTATCGTATATTTAGAAAGACGGCTAGGGATTCCCGTAATCTCTAGAGGATTTTACGAGTCCATATAAATCTATAACTAAGGAGATTAAAATGCACAATGAACACTGGAAAGTGATAGCAAAAATGTATCAATGTCCTGAATGTGGTTGGGTAACA